TATGTCGATAATAGACCTTCGATTACTAGATCTCAAAACCAAAAAGAAGATATCAAAGTTATTTTGCAATTCTAAAGAATTATGCCACAGGAAACTAATCTCAACGTCTCTCCATATTTTGACGATTTTGATATTGATAAGGACTATTATAAAGTCTTATTTAAACCAGGTTATCCAGTACAAGCAAGGGAACTGACAACTTTACAGTCAATTCTACAAAATCAGGTTGAGCAATACGGAAAGCATATTTTTAAAGAAGGTTCGGTAGTAATTCCCGGACAATTAAGATACGAAAACCCACTTTATGCCGTAGAAATTGAAGAGTCTTTTAATGGAACTCCAATTTCTTTATACTTTGATCAATTTTTAGGCAAAAAATTAAGAGGTTCTTCCAGTGGTGTTACTGCAGAAGTTGTATATCTTTTAAAGAATACAGATTCTGAAAGAGGAAATTATACGCTATATTTAAAGTATCTTCAAAGTGGTGGTGATGATTTTTCAAATAGAATTTTTCAAAGTGGAGAAACACTAACATTAGAAAATCCACTAACATACGGAAATTTCACTATTCAAGTTGGGCAAGGAGTTTGCAATACAATTTCAACCAATGCAACTTCTGAGGGTTCTGGTGTATCTGTAGCGGAAGGTATTTATTTTGTTAGAGGTGTATTTGCCAGAGTATCTGCACAAACTATTATTTTAAGTCAATATTCTATTTCTCCTTCATATAAAGTTGGTTTTGATATTATTGAACAAGTAATCACTGCAGATGAGGATGAAAGTTTATTTGATAATGCCCAAGGATTTTCAAATTATTCTGCTCCAGGTGCAGATAGATTCAAAATAACTTTAGAGCTCTCAAAAAGAAGTATAGATGATTTAGATACAAATAATTTTGTAGAAATACTGAGAGTTCAAAATGGAGTACCTCAGTTTTTTGATAAGAATGCACAATATAATCTAATTAGAGATGAACTAGCTAGAAGAACTTTTGACGAGTCTGGTAACTATTTTGTAAGGCCCTTTTCACTTTTTGTAAGAGATAGTTTAAACGATAGAGTTTTGAGTGAGGGTATTTACTTCAAAAATCAGAGAACAGTTGAGGGAAATAATCCATCAGAAGATTTGATGGTCTATCAAATTGGTCCAGGTAAGGCTTATGTAAATGGTTATGATGTTGAAACTATTGCACCAAGACTTTTAGACGTTCCCAAACCAAGAACCACTCAGACAACAGGTACTGAAGTTATTCCATTTAATGCTGGTTCCTTGTTTGTAGTTAATAATGCATATGGTTTCCCTTCAATTGGACTTGGAACAAATACAACAGTGAGTTTAATGGACTCTCGTATTGGGGAGTCTCCTAGCGTTGCCGCAGGAACTACAATTGGTCTTGCTAGAATATATGATTGTGTTCCGGAATCCAGTTATGTTGATGGCACTAGTAGATTTAATTTGAGATTATTTGATATTAGAACATATACCAAGATAGGACTTACATCCCCATTTGGTGGAACAGGACTTTCTACTCCTTGTTTTATTGAGGGTAAAAAGAGTAGAGCGACTGGTTATCTCAAAGAATCAATATCTGCATCTGGTACTGAATTGACTCTATATGAAACAACTGGCAATTTCCTAGAAAATGAACAAATTGTAGTAAATGGTATTGATAACGGAAGACTAATTCAATCTGTAACTGATTATTCAATTTCTGATATAAAATCAATCTATTCTCAGGTCGGAATCAACACATTTAATGCAGATTTGGTTCTCTCCCGTGGTTCTTATATTGCAAAACCCGGAACTACATTCAGAGTTAATAATGGAGTAGTGTCTGCGGGTTTGAATAACGTATTTACCAAACTTGTAAAAGTTGGTGATATAGTATCATATGCAAGTACAACTTTTACTGGCGATCCAATTTATAATAAAGTTACTTCGATTGGTGCCGGTGGAACATCATTTACTGTTGCAGGAATTACTACTGTCACCGATATTTGTGAGGGTGCTTTACCTGCAGGGTCTTTTGACACCACAAATATTATTAAAGTGTCACCATCTGTTGATTCTACAAATTCATCTCTTTTAACACTCTTAAACATAGACAATGTATCTTCGGTCAATTTTGAAGGAAATGAAGTTATTCAGAGACGCTCATATAATGTTGCATCTTTTTCAGGCAGCTCAATATCAGTTACAATTGATCCTTCAGATGCTGATATTTTCTTCGATTCCTTTGATGAGGATAGATTTTTAATCACCTATTCTGATGGGGATATTGAACCACTAAGATCTGATCAATATAATATTAGTCTTGATGGGAAAACTGTCACATTTAATGGACTAATAAAGACGAGTGGGACTGATGCAATTGTTATTGCGACAGTTAGAAATATTAGACCAAGTTCAAAATCTAAAAAATTCAATAAAGTTTCTTCATTAGTAGTTTCAAATTCAAGTCTTGTAAATTCTGGAATCGGAACTACAACTTTGAATGACGGACTCACTTATAGCAATGTTTATGGCACAAGAGTTCAGGATAAAATTATTAGCTTAAATGTACCTGACGTAGTTAGGGTTCTTGCTGTGTATGAGTCTAATAGTATAGGAGAACCTGCATTACCAACTTTATTAATTTCTGGCAATCCAAATAATAATCAAAATTTTGTTGTTGGTGAATATATTGAAGGTAGGGATTCTGGTGCAACTGCGATTATAACCAGAAAAATAGATACAAATAAGTTAGAATACGTATATCTTAACACCATTCAATTCTCTGTGGGAGAAGTCGTTGTAGGAAGTGAATCTACTGAGGAAGCAATTATCTCTTCTAAAGTTTTGGGTGATAAGAACATCACGAAGAATTTCCTACTTGATGATGGGCAAAGAGATACTTTCTATGATTACTCTAGAATTATTAGGAAAAGCAATCTACAAGAACCAAATAAAAAATTAAAAATTATATTCCAAAATTATACAATAGATTCTTCAGATACTGGCGAATTTATTACTGCTAATAGTTACAATGCAGAGAACTTTAAGTATGATGTTCCATCTTATCAAAATTATAGATTAACTGATTACATTGATATTAGACCTCGTGTTGCACCTTATACATTATCAACAAAATCTCCATTTGAGTTTTCTTCCAGGAACTTTGCTTTTGACGGACAATACTCAGAGTATACTTTGTGCCCTGGAGAAAATCTAATTCTTTCATATTCATATTATGTTGGAAGAATTGATAGAGTTTTCTTAAATAGTGATGGAACTTTTGATGTTGTTCAAGGAAATCCTTCTTTAACTCCCGTTCCACCACCACTCAAATCAAACTCTTTAGATATTGCAACAATTTCTATTCAACCTTACATTTATGATGTAAAAAATGTAAGTGTTGTCATGTCAAAATATAAGAGATACAGAATGTCTGACATCTCTTTACTTGAGGATAGAATTCAAAGAGTTGAAAAATTCACAACACTCTCCATGCTTGAGAGTAAAACAGAAAACTTTACAATCAAAGATGCAGAGACTGGCTTAGATAGATTTAAGTGTGGATTTTTCGTAGACAACTTTAGTTCACAAGAATACCACGATTTAGCAAATCCAGTATATAGATCTTGTATTGATACAAGTACTAATACTTTAAGACCAGTACATTATACAACTGCTATTGATCTACAATTAGGTTCAGAGGCAATTAGTGGAGTTGGTCAGACTTTCAAACCAAATGTTGACCAAAGTTACGTCACTGACTTGGGTTCTCCAAATATTAGAAAAACGGGAGACTTAATCACTCTAAATTACAATGAAGTTCAATATTTTGAACAACCCTATGCAACTAAGACTGAAAGTGTAACACCATTTTTAGTTAGATATTGGCAAGGTACTGTTACTCTCAATCCTTCCTTTGATAGTTGGGTTGAAGAGAAGAAAATAACAACAACATCATTTAAGGAAATATCAGAAACTATTGATAGAGAAGACCAAAATATTACAAATGTAGAAAATGTAACGATAGATAGAGAAGTCTTCACAAATCCACCAATAACGCAAACGGGCACAAATCCATTTGATTGGATTGCTAATGCACGAAGTGTTTTGTCGGGCGTTAGGGTAATTGGTGGAGTACCGGTTTCAATTCAAAGTGATGTAACACTAACAAATTTCAGGCAGTTTGGCAACACGAGTGAGTTCGAAAATATAGTTGGATCTGATTTTCTGCAAATTGCTGTTACTCTTAATACAGGCCGCCGCGTGCCGAAGATTGCGGATTCGGATAGAGATTTAATCCGCTCACTTTTGCCCCAAGATGTAGCAAATCAGTTTATTGGTGCAGCTGATAATTCAACAGCGAGGAGGTTAGGAATTATTTTTACTCCAGGACAACCCCCAACTATCACAGAAAGTAGAGAAACTACAACAACCACAGAATCAACTTCAAATATTACAACTCTTGTTGTCCCAGAAGAAATTATAACTGCTGATACAACTTCAACTTCTATTTCGAATTATACTGAAGAAGTAAGATTCTTAAGAAGCAGAAATATTGAATTTGATGCAAAAGGATTAAGACCTGTTACACGTTTTTATAGTTTCTTTGAAGGAATTGATGTGCAAAATTACATAATTCCAAAATTATTAGAAGTTGAAATGATTTCTGGCAAATTTGAAATTGGAGAAACTGTAGAATCTGACCCCCACTTCACCGCACAAAAAATAAGATTTAGACTTTGTAAACCAAATCATAAAACTGGACCTTTTGACGGGTCAAATCCACCATCAATTACAACTCCAATTCCTGTTGTAGATTTTACTACTGGAGAAGTTCTCCCACAGGACCCAAATCTACAAGCAAGACCGGATATTTTTAAATTCAATCCATATACTCAGCAATCAATTCCGGAAGATTATAGCGAATCTTCCACTTTCTTAAATATCGATACTCGTGCATTAGAACTTCAGACAGAAACTGAATATTATGGAATGATTGCACCAAATATGAAACTTATTGGAAAAACTTCAGGTGCGGTCGCAAGAATTTCTAATATCAGACTCATTTCTGATAATTTTGGAAGATTGCTTGGTTCTTTATACATCCCAGACCCAAATGTTTTAAGTAATCCAAAATGGATTAATGGAAGTAATACTTTTACTTTGATTGATACTCCAGCACTGGATAATTTGAGTAATATTTTCCAAGAGTTTATATCAAATACTAGAATTAATGAAAGTTCTGCAGAAGCAGAGTTTGCTTCATTAGCAACAGCAAATGTAGAAGAAACTAATATTCTGACTACAAGAAACATAACAATTTTAACTAGTTTTAATGTAAATACAACGAATATTACAAATACAACAACAAATACAACAACAGTCACACAAACTCAAACTGGTGCACCGGATAATCAATCTAGAATTTGGGAACTACGTGACCCATTAGCACAATCTTTCTATGTCCGGGATAATACTGGAATATTTTTAACTTCGGTTGAAGTTTTCTTTGAGACAAAAGACGAGAATATTCCCGTAACTCTTCAGATTAGACCTATGATTGCTGGGGTTCCCAGCAACTTAGTAGTCCCATTCTCAGAAGTTACTCTTACACCCGACGAAATCAATCTTTCCTCCGATGGAACTATTCCAACAAAAATAACTTTCCCATCTCCAGTATATCTACCTGGACCTCAGCAACTAGAAGTCAGACAAGCACCAATTGGTAGTCAGCAAAGTTCTGAGTTTTCTATTGTTCTTCTTTCCGGAAGTCCTCAGTATAGAGTGTTTATTGCCGAACTTGGTAGAAATGCACTATTGCCAGGAGATAGTCCAAATGCAGGAACTGGAATAAGATTATCAGCACAACCAACTTTGGGAAGTTTGTTTAAGTCGCAAAATGGTTCAACTTGGTCTCCATCACAGTTAGAGGACCTAAAATATAGACTTTATCGTGCAGATTTTGCTAATGAAGGTCTAGTTAGATTCTTCAATCCAAAACTTGATATTGGTAACAAAAAAGTAACAGTAACTGGGTCAAATCAAATTCAACCACTTTCTAAGAAAATTCTTGTTGGACTTGGATCTACTGGATATGATGCAAATAATGTCGTTCCTGGAGTGTCCTTAGTTCAAGGGTCAGCAACAGGTGAACTAGCCGGAATCGCTGGAAGTATTGCATCCGGCATTGGATTGGGAGTTTCTGTCACAAATCCTGGATTTGGATATACTGCAGGAACATTCTCTGATATTGCTTTAAGAACAGAAACTGGAAGTGGTAGGGGAGCTGTTGCGACAATCGGAGTAACTGCATCCGGAATAACTACAGTTACAATAACTAACGGCGGATTTGGATATCAACCCGGAGATTCTTTGCTTATCCCAGAAACTGGATTCGGTCAAAATGTTGGATTTGGTGGAAAACTAACGGTAACTAATATTGCATCAAATAATACATTTATTATTGATAATGTTCAAGGCCAGTTTTCTGCTGGAAGCAGTGTATTAAATTACATAAATTCTTCAGGAATTACAACACAGACCGGAATCGGAGTTACTATTACTGAAATCTTTGAAGATCCTTACTATGATGGTCTTCACATGAAGATTTTACATATGAATCATGGAATGCATTCATCAGAGAATTATCTGAGAATAAGTTCATTCAGACCTCTACAATCCGAAGTTAATTCTAGATTAACATCGGCAATTACGCCTACAGACACCACAATTCCAATTACGTCATCTACTGGATTCGAAACCTTTGAGAGAGTTGCTGTAGATGCTTCCAATCCTGGTTATGTAATTATTGGAGATGAAGTAATTTCTTATACTGGTTATAGTGCAACAAGTCTCACTGGCGTAGTTAGAGGAGTTGATGGAACTCAAGCACAATCTTATGATTCTACACTACCTGTTTATAAGTATGAATTTAATGGAATTTCTTTAAGAAGAATCAACAAAGTACACAATTTTGCAGAGGTTGACGAAAATCATCCAACCGAACTTAATTCGTACTTTATTAAGATTGATATGTCAGATACTGATTTTGATAATATTGGAATTGGTTCAGATAGAACAAATGATTTATACTTTAATGAGACCCTACAAACTGGAGGACCAGGAACAATTCTCACAAACAATATTCAGTTTGAAGCAATTACTCCCAACGTATCTTATATTATTCCAGGAAAAACAAACCTCGGATGTAGAATTAGAACCTTTACTGGAACAAGCATAGGTGGAAATGAGAAGTCATTCTTGGACGATGGATTCAGTTCTATTCCACTCGATAAAACTAGTTATTTTGGTAATCCAAAATTAATTTGTTCTGACATCAATGAGCAAAAGTTCATTACAGAGTCGCCAGGAAGTAAATCATTTACAATGGAATTCCTAATGAATACTGTTGATTCTAGAGTATCGCCAGTTATTGATACAATCAGAGTTGGTGCAGTTTTAACATCCAATCTAATTAATAGTCCTTATGGTGTAAATGAGAATTCTAATTACGCTAATGACGATACTGTAAGAAGTCTTTTCAATGATAAGCACTCAACGATTTACCTTTCTAAACCAGTAAGACTTAAGATTCCAGCAAATTCGATCAAAGTATTACTCACAGCAAGTCGTAATGATACGAATGATATTCGCGTTCTTTATCAACTCTTTAGAGACGATGCTCCACAGGCATCTGAAAATTATGAATTATTCCCAGGCGCAGCCAACTATCAAGTTGATGGGCAAGGTATTAAGAGAGTTATTGACCCATCCCTGAATGATGGATCTGCGGATACATTTGCAAGACAAACAAACGATTCCTCTTTCCGTGATTATGAGTATAGTGTAGATGACCTACCCGACTTTAATGCCTTTGCTATTAAGATTGTAATGGCAGGAAAGAATCAAGCAATTCCTCCAGTGATTCGTCAATTAAGAGCAATTGCTACTATCAAACCTAGGATTTGATTATGGAATATATTAAAGTAAAAGATAAAGACCACCTTGCAAGAGATATGAATTCAAATGGAATTGTAAATTTTGATATGGAGGGTTATGAGAAATATATTGAGAACTACAAAAGAGTTTACAGTGAATCTCAAAAAATTAAAAATCTTGAGAGCGAAATGAGTGAAATTAAAGATGATTTAAATGAAATTAAATCTTTACTAAGGAGTCTGGCGAATGGATCCTGACAAAATTACTTTAGAAAATATATCTAAATCATTTGAATATGAGAAACTTTCTAGAGACCTAGATAGTATAGATGATATTGAAACTTTAAGAAATTTTGCAAAATCTTATGCAAAACTCTATTTTAAACAACAAGAAGTCATATTAACACTCTAATGGCACAACCATCTACCAGACAAGAACTTATTGATTATTGCAAAAGAAAACTGGGATCCCCAGTTTTAGAAATTAACGTTGCCGACGAACAAATAGAAGATTTGGTTGATGATGCTGTTCAGTTTTTTCAGGAAAGACATTTTGATGGTGTCTATCCTACTTTTTATAAGTATAAAATTACTCAAGATGATATAAATCGGGGCAGAGCAAGAGGTTCAACTTCCCCCGTAGGTATTGTATCAACGTCAGTTTCTACAAATATTGTAGGAACTGCTACAACTTTTACATACGAAGAAAATAGTAATTATCTTCAAGTTCCACCAAATATTATTGGTGTAAATAAAATTTTTACCTTTGACGGAACTAATACTATTACCAATAATATGTTTAGTGTTAAATATCAACTATTTTTAAATGATATTTACTATTGGGGTTCTATTGAACTTCTTAGTTATGCTATGGTCAAAACTTATTTGGAAGATTTAGATTTTCTACTTAATACTCAAAAACAAATTCGCTTCAACAAAAGACAAGATAGACTATATTTAGATATTGATTGGGCAACAGTAAGAGAGGGTCAATATTTTGTAATAGATTGCTATTCAACTTTAGATCCCAACGACTATTCTAAGGTTTGGAATGATTCATTTTTAAAACCATATCTCACTGCTCTTATAAAAAGACAGTGGGGACAAAATATGATGAAATTTACAGGAGTAAAACTACCGGGTGGGGTCGAATTGAATGGTAGACAAATGTACGATGATGGGCAAAGAGAAATTGATATGTTAATGGAAAAAATGTCGAACACTTATGAACTTCCACCTCTAGATATGATAGGTTAATCCTATGCTAAATCCATTCTTTCTGCAGGGATCTTCAAACGAACAGGGACTGATTCAGGATTTAATCAATGAACAGTTGAGAATGTATGGTGTGGAAATTTACTATCTTCCAAGACAATACATCACTGAAAAGACAGTGCTGAGAGAAGTAATAGAATCGGAATTTAGTAGCGCATATCCAATAGAAGCCTATATCAATTCATATGAAGGATATTCCGACAATCCGACTATTTTGTCAAAATTTGGCATTCAGGCACTCAACGAAATAGTATTGACGATTTCTAGAGAAAGATATGAAAATTATATTGCACCATTAATTAAAAATCAATCCAATATAAAATTATCAAAAAGACCCAAGGAAGGAGACTTGGTTTATTTCCCATTGGGAGATAGGTTGTTTGAAATAAAGTACATTGAACATGAAAAACCCTTTTATCAATTACAAGGAAACTATACCTATGAACTGAGATGCGAACTCTTTAGGTATGAGGATGAACTTATTGATACAAGTATTGATAAAATTGACGACCTTATTTCTGGGGCAGATTTAACAGACCCAGAAAAGAATCCAATTGGAAATCTTGTCAATCTTACGATGTCGGGAATTGGGTCTACTGCTACTGCCACATGTGCAATCGTAGATGGAGGTGTAAGATTTGTTACGATTACTAATCGTGGCGGAGGTTATACAAGTACTCCTACTGTTGGATTTACTTCTGCACCTACTGGAGGAAAAACTGCAAGTGCTGTTGCTGAAATGATAGGTGGAATTGTTGTATGTAATAACAATGTAGATCCAAAAGCAAAATCAGTACAAAAAGTCTTAATTACTAATGCAGGATTTGGATATACTACACCACCCAAAGTTAAATTTAGTGGAGGTGGCGGCAGTGGGGCTTCAGCAACTGCTACGATTGGCGATGGAATCGTAGGAATAATTACAGTTACTGATGGCGGGTCTGGTTATATACTTCCTCCCACAATAACTTTTACGGGTATTTCTTCTGTCTCGGCAGCTGCTACTGCAGTAGTTTCTGCCGCAGGTTCAATAACATCAATCAATATTATTAACGCTGGTCTTGGATATACAGAGACGCCGACAATTACGATTGGCAATCCTCTCTTATCATCGACAGGAAGTTTTATTTTTAATGAAATAGTTACTGGTTCTCAGAGTGGTGTTACTGCAAGGGTCAAATCTTGGAATTCTGTTACAAAAGTCCTTCAAGTATCAAATCTAACTGGAGATTTTGTTGTTGGTGAAAATATTGTTGGCAGTGCTTCAAGTGCATCTCATTATTTAC